CGCAGCAAGATTAATTAATTCTTTCATTTTGTTTTAATTTAATTTTCGTCAAAGGTAATAGGTAGTTATGAATAAACCAAATTTTTAGTGTTAAATAATCTTAAAAATTTATAGAAAGGAGCGTAAAACCCATAGGCTAAAGACCTATGGGTTTTCGGCACTTAATTATAAAATCACAACTTTTTTCTCTATTTTGTGAAATTTAGAATAATTCTAAATAACAACCAAACATAACAATTTGTGTTATATGTACTTACATTAAATTATGTTGAAGTAATCAAATTCTTCCTCTTCTCTTTCGGATAATCAGATGTTCTTCTTCTTGAGATAGCATGACAGTCTGAACATTTTACATTTGAGAATTTAGACACATTCGTATAAGTGAACGTTCCCGTATCGAATAAATTCGTAGAACCGCAATAAGGACAGGTTTCTTCTTTATTCTCTATGTACAAAGATAGGTTTGGATGATTCTTTATCCACGGCCTAAGTTTTAAATAAACCTGTTCAAGGATTTCAACGTCCCTCATATTATACTCTTCCATATAGTTAAGCGATTCTTGGTCTCCATTAACACATCTATCCCACAGTTCAAAAGAAGTCTCTTTCTTATGTTCGATATTAAAATATCCAGCAAGGTCATCAAGTTTATTGGACGTAAATCCGAATTGCTTTTGTGCAACCCATAATGTGTCAATTATTCTATAAGGCGATGGTGGAGTTAACCCATTGATAACAAACCGTGCGTTCATCTTTGGCACATCAAACTTCTGGGCATTATGAGCGATGATTATGTTGCTTTGGTCAAATAAATTCCACAAAGACTTAACAATTCTGTTGTCATTCTCTTGAAGTGCTTCTTCAGGTGATAACACGTCGCTCATCATATAGTTGTTATTTAGCCACTTCGCACTCCACGATAAAACATACCATTCTGAAATAAACTGATTTGAACCTATATCCTGTTTCCACTTTCCCCATACGTAGGCTTTCATTGGTGCAGTTTCAATATCAAAGATAAGTATTCGTGGTGTTTTGTCTGATGATAATAAAGTATCAAGATAGTGTGCTTCTTGCTCTCTGAACTTTTCTAATTTTTTATACTCTTCGTCGCTGATTCTTAATCGATAGGTCTTATTAAATGTTCGTGGTTTGAAATCAGAAATGCTTTTACCTCTTATTGAGGCTATAAACTCCATCTCTTTTACCGAGATTGAACGTTTTTTGTTTGGCATAATTTTTATTTTAAGTTAACACCAACTAAGTGAACTACCCATAGGCTAAAGACCTGTGGGTTTTACGCTCCTTTCTATAAAATCACTTTTATAATTATTGTATTATATCATTTTGTGTATCATTATTTGAACTTATTTTTGTTGTGTTTTTAGCTTTTTGAATTTCCGTTTCTAACTCAGCCATCTGTTTTGCCTTTTCCTCTTTTATTATTCTATCCCATTCGCTTACGGTAGAATACATAGAAATCTTCTCAGAAGCTGTTTGTCTTGAAATGAATTTGTTCTGAACCGCAGCTGCCAAATCTGCAACCATAGCACTTTCAGATACGTGAACATAAGGTTTTATCCACCATTTCATTGGTAGGGTTGCAAAGTCAATCGTACTCTTAACTTCCATTCCATAACCGTGAGAGAATATCTTTACCATTTCGTTCAAAAATGGTTGATATTCATTGGCATCAATCATCGCTTTTTCATAAGCAGGAGAATATAATATTTTAAGTGCCGCTGCCGGAAGGTCTCCTGATTTAAGTGCAGGTGGAATAACTGTGAATGATTGTTCATATATCATCTTATACAAAGTATCAATCTGTTTCATAAACGATTCCGAAGCATTCGGAGCATTAAGATAACCAGCCTTGTCATCTTTGCCCATCTCAAGAACCTTTATCGTACCATTCATATCAAACTCTTTTCCAATAGCCGTCTTGCCATCCCCCTGTAAATAAAGAATAGGGAATCCGTATGCTTGATTATTCTGTGCCATCTGTGAAGCTGAAAGTTCAAACTCTTCTATTGAATTTTGAGAAGGCGTCCAACAAGCACCATCGTTATCTCTCATATAAGCAACTGGAACAAAAGGAAATCCGTGAGCTTTTTTACTAACAATAGAATAACCATCTATTCCGAATATATTTAATATCCTCTGTGGAATAGTTTTAGCTGCGGATTTTTTATATCTTGTGAGATAGACTTCATCCCAAACCTCCAGCCATTCTGTGATTTGATTGCCATCTTCATCGTTGTCATAGTATGAACGTGCAAACAGTAACATTCTCCCTGTTAATGGGTCTCTATGTGGATAAAGTGTGTCTCCGTTCAGGAAAGATAGTGTTTTATATCCAAATTCACCATTATTCATAAAACCAACGAACGCAGAATCACCAGTTATTTTGGTTGATTTTGTAGTTTCATATAAAGCCAGTTCCATATCTTTTTGCATCCAACCACTTCTGAATTTAAGAAACATCTCTTTTTGTTCTTCTGTTGGGTTATTCACATTAAGCTCAAACTGAACATCATTTCCACAAAGATGTACTATTTGTTTTAGAGCGATAATTTGTTGAAATGCAAATGCAAGTCTTGGAACGCATTCTTTATAAATACGCTTTTCAGTTCCTGTTTGATTACCGTCTTCGTCGAATATTGGAACAGTTTCTTCCTTGTAAATATCAGGATAAACGGTTGGGTCATTAATCGTATGTCCAGAAGGATAAAACTCCCGAAGGAAATCAGCTTGCGTTACCGTTTGAAATAACATATTGTCGTTTGCTGATGAAAACGGTTCTTCCGTTGAGGTAAATCTCGACTGCGATAGATACCCAGTAGGTGTAATACGTTTCCAAACTCTTTTTGTTTTAATGTCGATTGGTCTCATTGTTTATATGATTTTTGATTCTGTTATATGCTATATCAAAGTATTTGTCGTCTTTTTCAATGCCGATGAAATTCCTATTAGTATTCACACAAGCAACTCCTGTTGTACCGCTACCCATTGTGTTGTCTAAAACTAAATCTCCTTCATTGGTGTATGTTTTAATAAGATATTCAAATAATGCTACTGGTTTTTGAGTTGGGTGAAGACCCCTATCACCACTTGCCCGATTATTAAATTCTTGAACAGAACTTGGATATCTCATTTCATTATTTCCAGCATCGTTTTCTTTATCATAATAACCTTTTATATTTCCAACAAACTCACCACTTGCGTGTCTTGATTTATCACTATAAGCATATTTAGTTCTTTCTTTTCCGCTTCCAACTCTTTCCTCTTTTATTGGATGATAATTTACTTTTCCCCTAGAAAAAACTAATACATCCTCGTGTTCTTTCATTGGTGCGTATTTTGCTTGAGCAAAGTTTGAAGCACACCTTTTCTTGTAAATCCAAGAATACTTAAACATACTCGGATTACTCATTACTAAAGCACTGGTAAATGGTTGTGAAGCAGTTAAAATAATAGCACCATGATCTTTTATAATTCTTTTATATTGTTCCCATAATGGTTCAAAAGGAATAATAGCATCCCACTTACAAGCAGTAGTTCCATAAGGCAAATCAGCAAGTATCATATCTATTGATTTGTCTGGTATATTTTTCATTACCTCTAAACAATCACCCTGATAAATTATATTTGTTTTCATAATTTTATAGTTATTAGTGGTAGCTGTTTGGGACAACTACCGAACCCTTGTTTTTACTTGACTTCCGTTAATGTTCCACATCGGATACATTGCTTGACTTCTTTGTTTTTTTCGCTATCCCAGCCAAACTCGTGTAATACCACCTTCTTACAATGCTCGCAGTAGACATTTTTGAGTAATACGAATTTAATCATCTTACACCCCCTTGTTTTATTTCTATTGTTACTAAGGTATCATTTTTACTTCCACCATGAGGAACAATTAAAATTTCTTTCATTTCAAATCCTCTATTTTTCCCAAGACCCATTGTATTCCAACCAAAACAAATTACTTTTCCGCCAACCTTTAATACTCTACCAATTTCATCTTTAACCCTTTTCCAATAACCCATATTAGCAACCGACATTTCTAATTTTTCTTTTCCAAAACTTTTATAACATTCTGTTGCTTGTCTGAGTGAATATGGTGGGTCAAATAATACTCCGTCAAAATTATTACTTGGCAATTGTTTAAGAAATTCTAACGCATCAAGATGTGTTTGAGCTTCTTTTACTTCTGGATTTAAGTCATTTTTTATTTGTGCTGGGGAATTTTTCCCACAAAACGGGTCACACCACAAACCGTCAGTTACTTCTCTTGCCAATAATTCTTTAATTGGCTTAATTGTAAATGTCCATTTGTTAGGCATTGCCCAAATACGATTTATAATCATAAATTTAATGCTTCTACCAAGGTAATCCGTTCACCATAATAATGAAACGGATATTGACCTTGATAATTATAATTATCCCACATATTATTTAATTGTTTGCTTATATTTTTCTTATGCTTTGGAATATAATCACCATAATAATCAGTGCCTAAATATATATTCCACCTGTCGCTATAATCAGGAACATTAAACCCTCCATTACCGAGATAACTGGGGACGGCTACTTTGGAAAGAGCTTCATTACACATAGGGCATAACATTTTACACCTCCTTTGTTTTATTTTTTTAATTTATTTTTCTGTCACATACCCAGATGCCTTGTCCGCCAGCATTTATTTTTTCAATAGCCCTTTCTAGGAAACTGCTTATAGTAATACATCTCCATTCAAACTCCTCTAATAATGATTGCTTAGACATAAGTTTATTTATTATCTCTTATTTAGTGGGGGGGGATTATAATATCACAACCAACTCTTTCTTTTATAATATCGCAGTATTTTTCGTCTTGTTCTATTAAGATAAAGTTTCTGTTAGTGTTTTTACAAGCTACTCCAGTTGTTCCACTTCCTGCACAGTTATCTAAAACTAAGTCTCCTTCGTTGGTGTAGGTTTTTACAAGGTATTCCAAAAGTGCTACGGGTTTTTGAGTTGGGTGTAGCTGTCCGTGAGCCGAGTTGTGAGTATTTACTTTTTGTACACTTCTTGGGTATCTGTCTGTATGTCCATGTTTCCCTATTGGTTTTATAGCATATAATTCAGATTGCTTTAATTGCCTTGCTTTTGTAAAATTTGCTGGTTTATGACCATATGTTTTTTGTGGATAATATTTTATTTTCCCTTTCCCAAATACAATAATATTTTCATGTGCTTTCAATGGTTGTATTTTTGCAAGCATAAAATTACTACATTTATCTTTCTCCCATATCCACTCGTACTTAAACCACTTCACATTACTCATTACGAGAGCACTTGTGAACGGTTGCGAACCAAACAGTACTATAGCTCCATTATCCTTTATAATCCTCTTATACTGCTCCCAAAGTGGCTCAAAAGGAATTACAGTATCCCACTTACAAGCAGTCGTCCCATAGGGCAAATCTGCAAGTATCATATCTATTGATTTGTCTGGTATATTTTTCATTACCTCTAAACAATCACCCTGATAAATTATATTTGTTTTCATAATTTTATAGTTATTAGTGGTAGCTGTTTGGGACAACTACCGAA